GACCAACCCCACAGAACTGAGTGACCTGTGGACTATAGCATGAACGTGTGGCTAATCCCTCCATTCGTGCTACTCCTACTGCTGCTTTTGAGCGCGGTGGTTGAGTACCCAGATGGCGCTGTTTGGCTTTACGAAGCACTACGCGTTTCCTGGAAGGGCTCTTGCGCAGCGATTACGCGCGCTTGGGCCGGATTGCTTATAATACTTTCCACCGGGTGGGATTACCTACCCGACCCCATACAATGGTTAACGCCAGTGACACTCGTGCTGGCTCTTGTCATTCTTGCCGCGATTCTAACCGTGCGGTATTTCTGGCGAGAATTGATCTCTGTCTACTTATACAAGATGAACCAAACCGTGTCTGTACCAACGACCAACATACTGAGAAGCTTGCTACACTCCCTACCACTGAACTTTGTGGAGTCGAAGCGAGCTCATACTCATCCTGTTGCCGCTGGGTTACGCAGCATGGCGAGGAATTTCATGATAACGATGACGGCTCAAGCGGGCAAACGTCCGTACATGTACCAGTCATCAAAGAAAGACGAATACGAAGGCCTTGATAGGTCTCGCGTGTTCTATACGGCTAAAGATCTGATCTACAAAACACAACTAGCGAAGCCCAAAGCGTGCCACGCACGCGTCGTCGTTGATGTTGACTACTATATCGACATGGATAAGTTCGTGTGTTCCCATGACAGCCCTGTCTTGTTGTATACCGCAGCGCCTACTGACGCTGCTGGGACAACGGACAATGTAAGCTGGTGGTTCGAACGAAACGAATACATTCAGTCGGTGACTGGCGGTGCAGTACATCGTCATGAGCTGTGGTCATATGCAAACGACAACATGACTTTCCGTGAAGGAATGTTTGGCGTCAGCTGGTTACCTACAACAACACTGGTTACGTGCTACGTTGAACGGCGTCGCATAGCGCACGGTAGAGATGTCGTGCTCATTGCGCCCTTTGCGCGGTACACCGGTTTGTTAACGTGTTTGATTGCTCGGATCTTCCTAAGTCACAATTATCTTGCACGACTCGCTCCACATGTCATCGACACTAAAGGTGACAGCTGGTCGTTCATGAAGATCAATGCCCAAAAACCATATTACTCCGTCTCGCGACAGCCAACAATGGCATCAGTGAGGATCAACCCGCTAGTTTACGCGGGCCTGACATCGAAGAACAAAGTAGCCGCACCTGCAACAAAGATCGCGGTGAATATGTCTCATGTCAGGTCACTTGACCCGAAGATGTCCATGGCAGCCGCAACAATCGTAGCTGATTTCTTCCAGAACTGTTCTGTAAGCGCACCAGCGCTAGTGCAGGAAGTTCCTCCAATGCCCAAAACGTATCACCCGGACGTTCCAGACGTAGACCTGGACGCACCACCTCTAATGCACCGATATGCCGACCCGATAGCAGACCTGGCGTTTGTACCCGCAGACACCATTGCTACCGAGAGAGACGCAGTGCAAACTAGAGTGTTGGACGTCAAGACCGTCGTCGACCGGGACCAACAACTGTTGCGTTACGCGATGGAGCTGGCAGACCTAATAGCTAACGATGAAGACGTGACATTTACCACCGTGGTCCCTTGTGATCAGGAGGAAGTGTGGGAACGACAGAACCGCCCCGCGCAGCGCGCGATCCTGGGTTGGGCAGCTTGGCTGCAAATCTGTTGGGAAACGTGTGTGAGCGTTTTCTTGAAAAGGGAGTCGTATGAGGACGTTAATAACGCTCGCATTATAAGTACGATCCCTGGTCCCGAAAAACTTGAATATTCTCGCTGGATGTACTCTCTGGCTGAGGTTTTCAAGAGATGCCGTTGGTACGGTTTCGGAAAAGTTCCGAGAGCCATAGCTGAAGTGGTCGCTTCTTTATGTGCTGCAGCTCAGGTTGTCATTACAACTGACTTTAGTCGGATGGACGGACGCATAACAGATCTCGCGAATGAGATCGTGTTGATAATATGCGCCAGGTTCATTCCTGCGTCGTTGTTGGCAGAATTCCTAGAGCTCGCGCGCAACCAGCACCACCGTAGAGCTCGTGGCAGACATGGAACTAAGTACGATACCGGTCCTTCACGATTGTCGGGCAGCCCTGAGACATCGTTGTTTAACACCCTGCTCAATCTCTTTATCATCTACGTTGCCTTCCGCAGCTCTGGCGTCTCCCCGAGAGACGCCTACCAAGCTTGTCGGACAAGGTGCATCGTGGGTGGAGATGATGGTTTAGTAGGTGACATGCCACCTTCCGCTTTTGAACATGCGGCGAAGAGGGTGGGTCAGAAAGCAACGTACGTGCGCTTTAGCAGAGGCACTTCTGGTGTGAACTTCCTTGGCCGTGTGTACGGTCCTTATGTATGGGGAGGTGATTCAACATCGATGTGCCAGCTAGCACGTATTGTCGGAAAACTGCACCTGTGCGTAGGTATACCACCAGACCCGCTGGTCAAATGGCGGGAGAAAATCCTTGCTTTAGCTCTCACTGACGCGAACACCCCCGTTATAAAGAGTCTCATCACGAAGACTTTTGGGGTCGACTACGCGGCAGTTGAAGGTGTGCAGGATTCTGACTCATGGTGGGCGTCCTTCGACATGATTGACCAATGGCCTAACGACTTTGACGGTTGGATGGAGGCTCAGGCCGAGCTTGAGTTGCCCACGTTTGCTTGGGAGCCCTTCCATGAGTGGGCTTCGAGTGATTCCAGTGACCTACTGGCTCATCGGGCATTCGCTGAGCCGGGCCATCCATCTAACCCGAAGTTGGCCGTCACCATAGACGGAGAAATTGTTGTGGCACCGCTGAAGAAGCGTGTTCGCGGCAAGCGCGGCGGAAAACGAAACGCTGCGGGTAAGGACCAGCCGGCAGGAGCCGGAGTAAAGAAGACGACACCACCCAAGGAGGGTGGATCCGCTAGCAAGGCAGCACCAGCTGAAAAGCCGAGTCGCAAGCCTGCTGGCAACACACAAGGCGGACGCCCCGCCGGCGCTCAGCGCAAACGGGAGCGGAAGCCAGCGGCCACCAGGGTCGCGCGATCAAACTCCAACGCAAGCGGAGGAGTACCAGATCGCGAAGCGTGAGCAATCCGCAACGGGGTTAGGATGAGTGGCCCCGGCAATTTTCAAACATTCTCATACAACCTACAATAAACATTACGATACAACAACATCGAAACGATGGCCAAGACCAAGCAACAGAAAAAGAAACCGACACGCCGCCCGAAGCAGCGTTCGCGCAAACAACATGTGCACAATGCGCGTGGCTCTATCGCTGACTGCTCTCTCCACTACGCCTATGCGTTAACGACACCTTTCGCCGCTCTGACGCGAGGCGTGACAAACGTTTGCGTACCCGACACCGTTGTCATCCCATCCAACAAACGCTACTATATGGTGCGTGGAGTTGGTCAGACGGGAGACAACGGCTATGGGTGCGTGTACGTGAACCCATACACGCCCGAGTCAGGAACTGGAGGCGCACGTGTGTCGTTTTCGCAAGTCAATACGGCGACTGCGACGACGACGCTATCCGGCTACGGAGTGAGCGCGAACTACTTCAAAGGCGTTGCCTCAGCTTCTCAGTACTCCGCTGAGCAGTATTCTGTCCGCACTGTTGCAGCAGGCCTTCGCATTCGGTACATGGGCACACAGCTCAATGCTGGTGGAAGTGTCGTAGCGTTCCGCATGCCAGATGGACAAAACATCAGTGGCTTCTCCTACAATGACGTCCTCAAGGAACCTTCCGCTATCGTGTATCCTTTTGGACGTGGATGGACTACTGTCACTTGGCGTCCAGTACAACCTGTCGAACTTACCTTCAGGGATGTTGTCAACGCGACCGACTCACCTATGGGCTTAATCGTCAGCTCAGCCGCAGCTAACCAGCCGTTTTACTATGAAGCGATTGTCTACGTAGAGGAACTCGGCCAGGTGGCAGGCTCAACATCAATCTCCCACTCCGATCCGAACGGATTCGCTGCTGCGCAGACTCTTACGCAGTACGATTTCGGCAGCTATCAGGGTGAAGGATTTGGGCTTGACTATCTGCGACGCAAGATGATTGACGTCATGTCTAATATGAGCGGTACCGTAGTGGGCAACATCATCACAACTGGTGCTCGAATGCTACTAGGCACTGGCGCTCCCCAACCAAACAACGCGAATTTTCGAATCGAGTTGTAGATTGGCTGGGAACCGAGAACATTGCAAACAACACTCTTGATGGGCAGGCGACAGCCCCTGTCACCTAGCCTCCAGTCAACACACACGCGTGTTGCGACCCTCATTAGATGGGCAGTCAACTACACTCCTTCTTTAGTGCACCGATTCATTGATGCACGATCGAAGCAGTGTACTGAACCCATCTTTTCGGGGCCGCACGAACATCACAACGTGTGTGATTTACTGGGGTGCTGGACCAGAAAATATCCCGAGATAGTGAAACTCGTAACACACTCGACCCCACCGCCTACACAAGGACAAACCCCTTGTGGGCGGACACCAA